GCCTACGCCGAGAAGAGGGACACCTCATTAATGATCGTCGTGTCATAGACGGGTTTAACGTAAGATTTAGTGGCCCGATCCTAACAATCACATATCAATCGGAAATTAGACTTAAAGAAGTAGCCCAGCCGGGCTTTGAAAATGAAGTGGTGGGGATGATTAGGAAGGTTGCCTCCTTTTTAAAGAAGGAGTACAAAAGTATTACCGGCGACACCCTATCTCTGACTAAGGTCGGTGAGCCAGCCGTATTGGTACAAAAAATTTCCAATTTCCGATCGGACGTTCAAGCCTCATGTAATTATAAAATTGGTGGCATGGGCGATGTAGAGGAAAACAAAATGCCCTCAGAAGATCGTCTGGACAAAGCAGTCCGAGACTGGCTAGCCCTGGGCCCAGGCAAAAAGCGGCCTTCAAACGACACTCGCAAAGGGTAGTAATAGCGTGTTATGGGGTATAGTCCTACTAAACAGGAGATAGTCAAGGAGGTAGTTAAATCTGGCAAAAGTCCAGTTTATTTTATTACAAATTATTGTAAGATATCGCATCCCCAACAAGGTTTAATCCCATTTAAAACTTATGATTTCCAGGACAACCTTTTAAAAGATTTTAACGATCATCGATTTAATATAGTATTAAAGGCGCGCCAATTAGGTATATCCACAATTACTGCAGCCTATATCGTGTGGCTGATGTTGTTCCATCGTGACAAAAATATTCTAGTTGTTGCAACTAAATTACAAACCGCAACAAATCTGGTAAGAAAAGTTAAAAAAATAATGAAATCTCTTCCCCCATGGGTGAAGATATCTCAAATTAGCATAGACAATAGGACTTCTTTTGAGCTTACAAACGGATCTCAGATTAAGGCATCTTCGACCTCNTCAGATGCTGGTCGTTCAGAGGCCTTATCGTTATTAGTAGTAGACGAAGCCGCACACGTTGAGAATCTTGAAGAAATATGGACCGCTTTGTATCCGACTTTATCTACCGGTGGTCGATGTATCGCTCTTTCTACCCCCAATGGGGTTGGCAATTGGTTTCACAAGGCATGTGTTGAGGCCGAAGCAGGTATAAATAATTTTTATATGACGACGCTTATGTGGGATATGCATCCCGATAGGGATCAAGCTTGGTATGAAAGAGAAACAAGAAATATGTCCCAGCGCCAGATTGCGCAGGAGCTAGAATGTAACTTCAACGTTTCTGGAGAAACAGTAATACATGCAGATGATCTATCTTATTATCTTAATAATGTGAATGAGCCAAAATATCGTACCGGCTTTGATCGTAATTATTGGATATGGGAGGAGTATAAAGACGAGTCGTCTTATTTAATTGCTGCTGATATTGCACGTGGAGATGGTCAAGACAATTCAGCATTTCACGTATTCAAGTTGGATACCCTGGAAATAGTTGCAGAATATATTGGTAAACCAAATCCAGACGATTTTTCTGATATATTATTTGATGCTGGAAAAGAATATGGCACCTGTATGATTGTCGCAGAAAATAATAACATAGGGTTTGCTGTACTTAATAAGTTAAAAGATAAGGAGTATAATAATATATATCATTCTACGAAAACTTCTCATGATTACGTTGATCCAATCCAAGCACAGTGGATGTCTAATATTGTCCCGGGTTTTACAACCTCTTCTAAAACAAGGCCGCTGGTGATTGCCAAGATGGAAGAGTTTATGCGGAACAAACTAGTTAAGATTAATTCTAATCGATTGCTTTCTGAAATGAAAACGTTTATATGGCACCACGGAAGGGCCCAGGCGATGAGATCTTATAATGATGATTTGATTATGTCGTTTGCAATTGGGTGCTGGGTACGAGATACAGTGCTTATAGAAAATCAAAGATTAACCGAATATAATAGAAATGCTCTTTTGTCAATATCGACCTCTTCAAAGAAAATGAACACAACAATACCTGGAATGATCGGGTATAAAAAACATACCGAAGGCCCGCGCCAGCAGGAAGCGGCACAGTTTAATGAACAATATGCTGCGATTATTAAAGGATAGATAGATGCCACCAGATAAAAAGATAGATCACAGAAACAATCCGAGAAACCCGGCATCACCTCTTTTTAAGAGACTAACGAGGCTTTTTACGGGCCCCCTCATTAATTATCGGGCCCAATTTACGAGAGAAGAACGACGATCTGCGTTAGATAAATATAAATATAGATTTAGAAGTTTAAGCGGCCAGCAGTTCAAACGTTCCGCAGACAATTTATCTCGTAATTATAATATGTTAACTTCCGCGGCAATGCGGAATCAAAACAGAAACGAAAGATATATTGATTTTGATCAGATGGAATATATGCCAGAGATTGCGTCTGCACTAGATATTTACGCAGACGAGATGACAACCTCTAACGGATACAATCCACTTCTTAAGATTGAATGTAGAAATGAAGAAATTAAAACAATTTTGCATGGTCTTTTTTATGATGCGCTAAATGTTGAGTTTAATGCGTTCGGCTGGGCGAGAACCATGTCTAAATATGGCGACTTCTTTTTGTATTTAGATGTAGATGAAATATTAGGTGTAAAATCGGTTATTGGATTACCTTCTGGAGAAGTAGAGAGGCTGGAAGGGCAGGATCCTACAAACCCAAATTACGTACAGTATCAATGGAATTCTGCTGGGATGACTTTTGAAAATTGGCAAGTTGGCCACTTTAGAATTCTTGGTAATGATAAGCACGCCCCATATGGTACTTCTGTTTTAGACCCTGCTCGACGTATTTGGCGTCAATTGGTTTTAATTGAAGATGCTATGCTGGCTTATCGTGTTGTTCGTGCGCCAGAACGACGAATGTTTAAAATCGATGTGGGCAATATTCCGCCCCAAGAGGTGGAACAATATATGGAAAAGGTTAAGACCTCTTTGAAAAGAAATTCTTTGGTTGATGCATCGACCGGTCGAGTAGATTTGCGATATAATCCGTTATCTGTTGAAGAAGATTATTTTATTCCAATTCGTGGTGGTGTAGGATCCGATATTACAACTTTGGCGGGGGCATCTCAACTCAATGATATTGACGATGTAAAGTATATCCGAGATAAATTATTCTCGGCCATCAAGATACCTCAAGAGTATTTGTCAATGACAGAGGGATCCGGCCAAGGAGAAACCACGTTAGCACAAAAAGATGTACGATTTGCGCGCACCATACAGAGACTTCAGAGGGCCTTTGTTTCAGAGCTTGAAAAAATTGCTGTTGTACACTTATTTACGTTGGGCTATCGTGGTCAGGATTTAATTTCTTTTAAGTTGGCCCTAAATAATCCCTCTAAACTAGCAGAATTGCAAGAGATTGAACATCTTCGTAGCAAATTTGATTTGGCCAACAATGTTGTTGAGGGCATGTTTAGTAAGTATTGGATCTCAAAAAACATACTTCGCATGTCCGATGAAGAATTTTTACGAAATCAACGAGAGGCGTTCTATGATCGCAAATATCAAGTGGCCCTCGATGCGGTGACCGAAGAGGGCGCTGCGGAAGCTGCCGGTGGTGGACTTGGCGCTGCGGATCTGGGTGGAGGCGACCTAGGCCTTGAGGGCGGCGCCGACGCCGGTCTTGATTTGGGCGGAGAAGAAGGTGCTGGCGAACTAGGCGGAGAAGAAGGTGCCGGCGAACTAGGCGGAGAAGCTGCCGCTGGTGAAGAGTCAACCCTATTGGCGGCTCCTGCGCGCGTCGAGGATCGACCCACAATAGCCAGTCTTGAGCCGCAGGCTAAGGGTAAGAAATATTATAGAAGAAAGGAAGATACCAGAAAAACAAACAAGAAGGGCCCTACTAGCAGAAAAGTACGCCCGCGCGCGAAGACTTCCACTCGCGATGTTTTCCCAGGTAACAAGCTTTTGAACATCAACGCACTTTATGAGGATTATGAATCTATTTATATTAATAAGTCTGATGATCAAGAGGTGAAACTGTTTGAGAACACCAAAGATATTCGTAAATTGATAACAGAGTTGGAAATAAAAGAAGCGGAGACAGATAACGGTGAAGACAAAGCATAATAAAAAAAGAAATACTGCAATTCTGTATGAACTGGTAACCAGGGAATTAACTGATTCTATTGTTAAAAAAGACAATGATAGATATAAATTTACTTTATCTGTTCTAAAAGAGTCTTTCGGAGAAAAAACCATACTTGGTCGTGAACTTCGATGCTATCGCGACGTTTTAGAAACAAGGGACGTTGAAAAATATACAGCAGAGAGAATAATACACGAAACGAGGGGTGTTCATGGGCGCCTAAATTCTAAGAAAATATTTGATTCTCAAACAAAAGTTATTAATAAAATTAACAAAGCCCTGTCAAAGGATATATGGAGCACCTTTATTCCTAATTTTAAAACCCTTGCAACAATATCAGCGGTTTTTAATTCAAATACTTCTGCAAAGCAAAGAGTGCTGCACGAAGATATTTTAATAAAAATTATGAGTTCGGCTGAGAAATTAGAAGAGGGAATATTACAGCCGATGGATGATATAATTTATCATTCGTTCGTAAAAAAGTTTAATGATAAATACTCGTTACTTCTTAAAGAACAGAAAAATTTACTCAACAGATATATAGCATCTTTTTCTGATAATGGGTTAGAGCTGAATCTGTATCTTAATGAAGAGATAGGTCGTTTAAAAAATATTATGACCGACGCACTTCAAACACAAGAGGTCAAGTCGGACGAGACTATGATTGAAAAAACAAAAAAAGTTTTAAGCATATTAGAGAGCTTTAAAGAGATTTTCCCAACTAAAGAGACGATTGAAAAAGTATTACAAATTCAACAGCTAGCCGGGGAAATATGCTCCGATGATTAATATTAATATTGGGGGCCCCCAGGCGACAAAAAGTTTCAGGGCCAGAAAAACTCTTGATGGTAATTTAATGATTATGGATCATGATATTATCGATATTGTACTGTTACCAGAGAGTAGTAAAATCTTAACATTTCCTAAAAGTCGATCAGTCGAAGATGCCTATAATACTCAGGCCAGGTTTTTTGATTTTTTATCCGACAAGGGAGTAGTCGATCGAGAGACAGTTCAGGGTGGAAACATCTTTCGTTCTTTGGAGGCTCTTTTACCCGAGGGCAAAGGGGCGAATTCGCTACAAGCGGCCGTTTATGTAATATCGGAGTTTCTACGGGAAGAACTGGACGCCTTAAATAAGGCCGAAGAATACGAAAAAGAATTAGAAAATTATTTTGTGGATCCCACCGATAGGGACTCTACAGAGTTGGGCGAGGTACCACAACATGCAGAGAAGGGTGCGATGATACCTGGGTATTACTATATCCCATTGCGATACAGATTATAGTGGAGATGCAAGTGATAATGTGGCCAACATTAGAGAGTCTCGCAATCTTTATATTGTGTGCTTATGGCCTTACACAGCTTCTTTGTTTTTCAAAACTTTTAGATAAGATTAGGCCCAAACATTATTTCTTTTCTTGCCCCATGTGTATAGGATTTTGGGTTGGTGCGTTTCTATGGGGCGTTAATAGTTATACTGAACTATTTATGTTTGATGGCAATAATCTCTTAACTGGGTTTTTGCTTGGATGCCTGAGTTCGGGTACATCATATGCTTTAAATGTGATTATCTGTGATGACGGAATACAAATAGGAAGAGGAGAACATCATGACTAAATGGATGCTACAGCCAGTAAGACGATGCTGCAAAGGCAGTTGACTACTTTACTAAAGGAATAAAAAATGAGCAAATATTCAAGCTTTAAAGAATTTCAATTGATAACCGAGAACTGGCGTAAGTATTTCTTGCACGAGACAGTATTGCGCGAGGCCGGCGGAGGCGCAGGCGCTATTCCACACTTTTCGCCTCTTAGTGCAACGAAGCCAGGGGAGCGTATTCCGGTACCGGGATCTCAGCGACCCTATGAACAGCGGGATATCGATGGGAATGTTGCCGCTATAGCGGAGGCATTCGCAGATGTTGATGAGCGCTTCGAGGCTCTCGTTGCCGTCGTCGCGAAACCCGACGCGGATGGCTACCGAGGCGCCCCACCGGAGTTGTGGGAGTTGCGCAATGCAATAGAACTTGCAAGCGCCCGCTTCGCGAGCTTGCAAAATCGTATTGGAGAGGACCCTCGGGCCCCTCGCCTAGAAGAGGAATAAAACCATGGCACGTTATAAAAAAAATGTAAAAAGAATTGACCCAAGATACTTCTTGAACGAGACAATGAATCGTGGGGAAGAGCTTGAGGAGCCAGCTGAAGCAGAGGAAACAGCGCTTAATAGCCCACGCGAGGCTGGGAGGCAATGGGCTGTTGAGAATCTAGCCGTCGCTGTTGACAGCGCGCTGGGCTCCGGATTGAACAACACCGAAATCCGCGCGCTCGTAGATGACAATCTACCGGAAGACAACTGGCGGGGCAACAAAAACCCGTTCGAGGAATAAGATAATGGCACGCAGAAAAAATGTAAAAAGAATCGATCCAAGATATTTCTTGCACGAGACAGTGAATCGTCTGAGCGAGGCTTAACAGAGATAATCAATGGCACAATTACTACGAGAATTTTATGAACTATGCGAAGGCGGCGTCTGTCAGGATCTTCTGACGGAGGATGAAAAACGCTTTGTTCGTGATGGTGGTATGATGTTATCGGGGATGATGCAGATGGCAGAGACCCAAAACGGCAATGGTCGCGTGTATCCTCAAGCAATATTGGAGAGAGAAGTTAAAAATTATAAAAAATTAGTAAAAGATAAGCGCGCCTTGGGCGAACTTGATCATCCGGAAGATTCCGTTATTAATCTTAGAAATGTTTCTCATCAAATTACTGATATCTGGATGGACGACAATAAAGTTATGGGCAAAATGAAGGTATTGGACACGCCTTCCGGCGGCATCCTTCGTTCACTGGTTGATTCCGGTGTTTCTATAGGCATTTCTTCAAGGGGACTCGGTTCGGTTACCGAGAACGCCGGCAAGACCATTGTCGAGGACGACTTTCAGTTGATTTGTTTTGATATGGTTTCTGAACCATCAACCCCGGGCGCATTTATGATGAGAGAGAACAAAAATAGAATTGAAGAAATTTTTACCAAGGCGGATCGAATTAATCGTGCTTTAAACGAAGTATTAGAGGAATAAGAGATGAGTTCAGCTATGATTTTAACCGAGTCACAAATTAAGGAAGCCATAAGAGAGGAGTTCGCCAAAAGCGGCGTAATTCTCACCGAGGAAGAGCTTAACGAACTGTTTGGAATGTTCGGTAAGAGTAAGTTAATTAAACAAATTAAAAAGTTAGATCCCGACGGCAAAGCCATGGATAAGCTGGGATACGATGCGGAAGAGGTTTTTGCCGGCCGCGCTGGCTCGGGCACGATTAAAGCAATATTGGCCGATCTTAAAAGTGAGGTTGGAGAACCCGAGGAAGAGGATGATCGCGGCTTCGTTAAAAAAGGCCTCGCGCGTATGCGCGGCGCTCTTGATATCTTAGATCCGCGAAGTGAAGCTGGAACTCTCCTTGGTGGCGATGAAGTTTTCGACATGAAGAAGCGTCGACAATTGATGGGCGATGCTAAAGCGGCCCTTAAAGATACACTGAGTAAACTGAGGAAGGTCGACCCTGAGGGCTCCAACCAATTAAAGAAATTGCGCATGGCGTTGGAAAAGAATGGTTTTCCAAATATGCGCGGCAATGGCAATTTCAAGACAGCTGCGACTGATATTGATATTGCTTATGATCAAATTATAAAAGATTTCGAAGAAAAGAAAATTGATTGTACGACAGCTAATGTTCGCATCGCGGTGTTGCGCTATATAGTTATTTATTACCAAGATTTCCGAATGGGGGATCAATATTATTACCGAAACGAGGCGTTGACGCCCGAAGATTTGATACTTTTGACGGAAGAAGAACAAGAACAGCTTGGTGTGAAACAGGGTGCGGCCGCCAAGGGTTATGAAACCGCATATGGTATGAAGTTTCCTAAAGTCCTCGCTGCTGTGGGCGTCGGCGCATTGGCCGCAGGCTTTTTAGCGGACTCAGACTTTTTCCAGAATCTTTTAGAAAGATTCAAAGATGTGGACGAAATCACGGATACCAAGATAATCAAAGATACGGTCATCGAAGTCTCCGGCCTAGGCGAAATTGAGAGCGGCGAAGGTATCATCAAAGTTGTTCGTCGGCTTGGTGGCGAATCGATGAAAAACTTTGGCCGTTCAGGTGGACCCGGAATGGCTGAGCTGGGCGATCCCAAATATAGTTTAGTGGTCAAGTTACTTGGTGCTGCCATGATGTCCAAGCAGGGCCCGGGCGCCCTTCAGCAAGCAATTCAGCAAAACGCTGATCCTGTAAAATTATTTATTAGCGGGCCCGCCTCGGGGACCGGCCGCGCCGGAGAAGAACTATTTGGACTCAACAAAGGCGTTTTTGAGGAGAATCTATCAAAGGTTATCGAGGACAAGACAGAAACTTTTCTAAAGGTCCCAGCAAAAACTCTTAAAAATAAATTTTTGAGCGGATTGGGTGAATTTGCCGGTCCGGTTCTTAAGGCCCTCGGCCTCAGCGCTCTAGCCGGCGCCGGAGCTTCCGCGGCGATGCGTTATAGTGGTAAAGGTGAGGGAAGATTCGCTTTGGGCTCGCGCATGTCCTTCCTTAAGAAAAAAGTTGATGAGATGGAAGACGTCCCCTGCAAGGAGACGGAAGAACCCAAGTGCCCTGATGGATCTGATCCTCCCTGTAAGGATGAGCCCCCGCCACCACCGGGCGAATGCAGCGACGAAGAAAAAGAACAAGGTAAAGTTTGGAACCCGGGTACCGGCAAGTGCGAATGTCCCGAAGATCAAGCCTTCAACGACGAGACCGGCAAGTGTGAAGAGAAGAAGCCCGACTGTGATCCTGACACTCAAATGGTCGACCCCGATACGGGCGAGTGCATTGATATACCCAAGTGTCCCGACGGCACCGTTTATAATCCCGCGACCGGCAAATGCCGTCGCCCCAGACAGTTGGTTCAGCCGCAACGTTTAGAGATTACGATATACAGTGAGATAGTCGGAAAACCTGGCCGACCTTCGGTAGAAAAGGTTGTTCGCGAATTCGGCGCCGCAAATGGATACAAGATCGATGATGAGAACTTAGAAGATACATTAGGAAAGATTGAGCAATGGGTTGAGTGGACGAATTTGCGGGCTTATGGTTTGCCTCGAAACGCGAAGGCCCAGCCCGTGAACCCGAAGGCGCTTCTAGGTCTAAAGGAAGACAATCCGCTAAACGAGTTGTCACCCGCTCCAGGCTCGGAAGGGGAAGAGACAGAAAAAGATCCGCAGAATAGTTTCATGCCTCGTTCAAAGAGTGATGTTCGTGATGGAAAAATCTTAATCTTTGTTAAGAAAAATGGAAAAGGAAAAATAAGAAGAAGTTTGCGCAATTTCCTTTTTACTAATATTTTTATGAGCCAAGGCCAAGATACTCCATTTGATAGACCGCTAGATCGCAAGGATGCAAAAGCGCTGGCAATTGCTATAGGTGACTTTGTTTTTGATGAACTTCAGCAACAAGGTGGAGAAGTTGTGCAACAACAACAGCAACAAGAGGCGAAGCAATTGTCCGAATCGTTACAGCTTAATCGATGGAAGGTGTTAGCGGGTATAAAATGAACAAGACGGAATTAAAAAAACTTTTAAAACCACTCATAAAAGAATGCATAAAGGAGGTGATGTTTGAAGATGGCGTTCTTTCAAAGGTAGTTTCGGAGGTGGCTCAAGGTATATCAGCCCCTCGGCTTGTTGAATCACAAAGTTCTGTAACAAAGATACAAAAAGATGAACAGAGTCAGCAGACAAATCTAATGAAAAGATCTACAGAACAGACAAAAAATAAATTTAATAAACGTCGACAAAAATTAATGACGGCCATCGGAAAAGATGCCTATAACGGCATTGATCTTTTCGAGGGTACTGCGCCGCTATCCTCAGGAGGAAACACCAGCAATGCAGTAACCCCGCAGGGGCCCTTGGCTAATATCTCTTCCGGCGATCCCGGGGTCGATATTAATAATTTGTTAGGAAACGTGGGGGCACACTGGAAAGCTCATATGGATTCTGGAAGTTAGAGGTGAAAAGTGGCAATTAATGTATCAGTTCATCGTAAACACAATGAGAGTACGGAACGCTTAATTAGACGATTTATTAAAAAAGTTAAGCGAGAGGGCGTTTTAACGAAATATAGAGAACGTTGTTCTTATTATATAAAACCGGCCGTCAAAAGAAAGATAAAATCAGAAAAAGCTCGTCGAGAGCGTGAGCGCGTAGAAAGAAAGCGCAATAAAAGGAAATAGTTATAATTTGAGACTATTTAAAACAGTTTGGAGTTAGGTACATATGACACAACAATATAAAGTAGGATTACACAACGTTGGATCTTATCAGGTTTCTGGTAAACCATTCGCCACAGGGTCTATAGATTGTCGCACCGGTGTTACAGGAGTTGGACAGATTGATTTCCCACAGGTGACCTCGTGGGTAATGATATCCAATCACGATAGCGGCAATCGTAATGTCAGGGTGGGATTTTCAAGCAAGGGGGTGTTGGGTTCGAATACAGAACAGGGGAACAGATTTATAGAAGTTCCCTCCACTAGCGGATCGGGCCCCGTTCGACTTGATTTAAAATTAACTCAGCTTTTTGTTAGTGGTTCCGATAACGTTTCTGTTGTTGCTGGCCTTACATTTATCAGTACGGGATCTATTAATAACATAGCTATCTCCCCGGCAGCCGATGAAGGGTCTCACGTTGGTAAGAACTGGTCCGGATCTACGGGAATATAATCGATCATGGCCGGTTGGGCATTCGTCAATGTCGATCTTGCTTCGGGTAGCGGGCCTACTGGTTCTGTACAGTATCACGTTGAGGGAAGAGGAGTTTCCGGTAGTGAACAATTTATGTTTCACACCGCTTCGGTGCATGGTTATGCAGCAAATACCTTAGTTTTAACCGGAGCCCTTGTTGTATCTGGTGCGATTAGCGCCAGTAGTTATACAATAAAAGACATCACACATATTGATGTATCTGGTTCAACCAGATTTGGTGATGATGCCGGCGACTCTCACATATTCACCGGTAGCCTATATGTGTCAAACACATCATCTCTTTCTTCGATAGCCGTATCGAGTTCTATTTCCGGCTCAAGCACCCTGCAGGCCGTCGGAGCCACCACTTTGGGAGGCACATTAGGTGTTAGCGGTAATGTTGGCATCGGAACTGCCACCCCGGGCGGCCCACTTCATGTATATAAAGCGGCTGCCAACCAAGACCACACACCCATGGAATTACTGAGACTGGAGCAGCAAGATGAAGGCGTTGACATGGCCGCTGGACACGGACCTGCCATTACTTTTTACGTTGGAGAAACTGCCGGCTCGGATCACGGCGGCAGTGTGGCGGTTGTTAGAGAAGAGCAAGGCGATGCGGATTCTGCTGCTGCCATGTCCTTTTATACTGCGGCCGATGATAGTGCCCCAACAGAAAAAATGCGAGTTACCAGTACTGGCAAAGTCGGCATCGGAACGACAAGTCCGACCGACACACTTACTGTCGTTGGTACGGTTTCTGGCTCCTCAACTTTACAGGCAGTCGGAGCCACCACTTTGGGAGGTGCCCTGAATGTTTCTGGAGCCAGCACACTCAAGGGGGCCATTTCTGGCGCATCCACATTGCAAGCTGTTGGTGCTACTGTTTTGGGAGGCGCCCTGAATGTTTCTGGCGCTGTTACGATGGCTGGCGGGAATGCACTCATTTATGGCAATGCAAACGCCAAAATTACCAACAATGGCACCAATCTAGATATTAATTCACCAGGCCTCATTAACCTTAACGCTGGTAACCCGGCCATTGTTTCAAGCTCTGA